CACCGGTCTCAACATTTTACCCTGTTGATAACTGTCCGGCTACGGTGCAGCAATGCCATGCCGCAAAATTTAAGGCCAGTAAGCCCGATTCGGCGTCTCGCCGACTGGTTTCCCAACAACGCGTGAAAGGGTGACTAGCCCAATGCGCAACACCGTCTGCCTTCGGTGTGTGTAACCTGCGTACCCTTGAAACTAGCAGAAGGGGAGGAAGCAGGGTGTATGACGAATGATCAACTTTACATTTTTGTGGGTGAAGGATGATCCAGTGAACTTGCTAGGCTTCGTTCCTAAGCAGAAAGTTCCACCACAACCTTAGAGGAGAAGCTGAATAACACCTCGGAACAATGCGGCGAACCGCAAGGTCGTCTTAAGTGTACGCCTAACTGCGCACCAAATGAATGGCAATCAGCACTCCCGGTCAGCCAGGAGGGTGCAATCGCGTCGGACATGCACGGAGGGCTGGCACACCCCCCGCACATTTACCGCCATCACGAAGAAACACTGGATAATGATTTTGTTTTAAGTTTGTTTGTAACTAAGGTTGTCCCACGTACGAAACGCTGGTTAGTGCCGAACCAATGACAAACGTGCTGCCCCAGCCAGATTGGGACAAAGAAACTGAGGCGGGAGTGGTGTATGACGCTGATGTTACGGTTATAACACCCTCAACCGACAACAGAGTCTTGTCCGTGGAGGTAGTCACGTGCCAGGTGTTCCCAGCGGAGTAGGGGTTGTTCAGGGTGCAAGCACCAGACGTTGATTGCGCGATCGTAGTCACGGTAGGAGCAGTGGAAAAGAAGAACCGAGCAGTCACATAAAACGTTCCACGACAGTAGAACTTGAGAGTGTTCGTAGTTACATCCACGACTGGATAAGTTGTTACACCAATCGAGCCAACTGAACCACCGCTGACGTTGACCGGCAGCGTCTGATACGGCCCGACGGACCAAGTGGGGGAGCTGATACTATCTTTCAGACCAAAGTACGGTCCGACCCCAGCAGCGGCAGCGCCGGGAGCATACCAAGAACGGAGGGTGACGGGGGCGGGCAAATAGGGAGCAGGGATCCCAAGAGCAATCGGATTGCAAAACTCAACAGTATAAAAAACTTTGAGACGGCCAATGACGGTGCCAGGAGAGGCAAAAAGGCCCTCCGTTGCGAGCGTGGTCTCCGACATGTCGTACATGCGAAGGTCCGTGCTCGCTGGAGGCGGCCCACTCCTAACATACCACCACTTGAGCGCATTCTCGGCCGTTGCACACTCGACACCATGGAGCTTGTCCACCGAAGGCTTGCCAGAAACGGCATTCTCGGTGGCCTCCATCTCAACCATCGACGCGAATTCTCGGTCGACGGCGTCATAGTTGGTGGCGATGGCAACAGTACCAAGCCCAGCACCAGCAGCATACTCACTGCTAGTGGACTCGAAATGATACACGAGTTGCTTGAAGCGATACTTGTTGAAACGTTGAGCAATAGCGGAAAGCCAGGGAAAATTCCCGAGCCCGGGATTGTTGGCGTATTGATACGACTGAAACGCTTCACCGGTAGAAGCAACAACCTGGACGAGTTCGGTGTTCGTGAACTCGTACGACTTAGGATGTGCCGAAGTTAAAGCCCTATCAGCATGCATGATGTTGTTCATCTGATAGTCGCCCATACCGGTAACAGTGGAGAGCAGCGCCCCCGCGCCACCCCCCAACCAACCGCCCGCCTTCTCGCCAAGCTTACGCCCGACGTGAGCGAACGTCCCGGGCAACAGGTACTCACCTTTGCCCCTCACCTTTTGTGCGGTCCCGCCTCTAGGGCGGGATGAAGGGGTAGTTTGCCGTCCACTCTGCCCCCCCTTCGAGGCAGGTGGATTCGCGGTTTTCGCATTTCGCGGCATCCCGCGGTGGTCAGGCCAGAAGCGCGAGCTCTGTGCCGAAGTTTGCATCAACGACACCGTCAAAGTCAAGACGAACGAGCTCGGCCTCCAAAACGGCCTGCAGTGAGGGGCTGATATCGAACGCCTTGGCAAATGATACGCGGCATTCGTCAGTAATAGGTCTGGCAAGCAGCTCAGCAGCAGTGCTTGTCGCGCGTAGCGAGAGTTGCATAAAACCGGAGTTCCAAGCCTGATTGGACTTGCCAACCCGACTCGGCTCCCCACACTCTCGCATGCGGGAATACAAAGCACGAAACAGCGGCAGGTGCCCGTAGAGTGACAGCCCAGCAGTACCGACGCTGTGAATCCACTGCTTGTACAATTTAGCAGTGTCTCCCAGCGCCATGGTGTCCTTACTGAGGGCAGCACGGGGGTTGCGGACCATAATCCACCCATCGGCATAGACCGGGCGCATTTGGCAAAACTCGCACTCCTCAAACTCCACAGACGGTTGCTCCACTGTCATATTGAAGCCAAACCGCAAAAACCAGGACTGAAGACCATCACTGAACCGCTTCAAATCGCGACGCTCCATGAACACCAGACAGTCGTCACCGTTATTGGCCAACTTGGCGACAACACCGCGCTCTAGGACATACTGACGCACCAGGCTCGACATCAAAATACAATTGCCAAGCCCGGTGTTCATATCACCAGAAGCACGAGTGCCATCAATTTCATAGTTGACCATGTGACTGTCCAGGACAGCGTAGCCGCGGTTGTGCAGTTGGTACTTCAACAGCCTCCTGAGTTCAGTGTTGTCATCATCAGCAAAAATGTCAAGGTAGACGGCGTGTTCAAACTTAAGCGCGTCAACCCCAACATGCTGGTCAAAACGACTGGCATCGAGCCCCACTGCAACAGGATCGATAAAACTGTCCCATTTGCGGCGGAGCTGCGACGCAACACCCTCGACTGTCATGCCCTTCATAACGACCTTTTCCCCCTCCTCCACATCCCACAACGATCCGAGTGCGTTGTACAATTCCTCTTCCACTCGGCGTGTGTACCTACCCAGTGCCACGTTGTAAACTGGCGATCGCGGTTGAATCAACCTCGGGCACGGGTCTGACTTTTTGCCGCTACGCTCAAACTGAATCTTCTCGAACTTGACGAAGGCTTTCAGTCGAGCGTCGCGGGCGCCCCAACCGCGATGACGTAACTCGGAGCCAGCTTGGGCATATAGCGTACGTTTCTGCGCCGGACACTGCTCGACAAATTGGTCGATGGTCAACGGTTGCACATACTCGACACGCTCCCGCACAGCACGGGCAAGCTTCTTCCGAATCCACGTCATCCTAGCCCATTCCCCAGGGGCAGCCTGTGGGGTGGGCTTGACGCCCCCATGCTCATCCTCCACGTTAAATACACGCTCATTAAGCGCGCGCAGGAGGTTGGGCAAGGAGGCGTTGTGGCACCTAAATTCCTTTGTTGCGCAAGCAGGGTGCCGTATTGATATACGCTGCTCACGCGGTTTCGATGTCCCACACTCGCGGACGGTAATCCCTTCTGTGACACCATTAAATCCCACTCCGGTATGATATAGCGGTTTCTTAGTGTCGACTCCGTCCTCACGAGCGGGGCACCCCTACCAAGCCCGAGCGAAAGACCCCCTCAAGGTGTCGACGAACTCATCGTCGTCATCCTTGAGGAAAAAGGTCTCCGTCAGAGCGGACCGAAACCACCGTGCATGGCGGCGGTCGATCTTGCCTTCCTCCACCTGTTTGGCAACCAGCTTACGAGCACCAATTGCGATCCACGCAACATTAGCATCAGTGCGAACGCGCTTCACCTCGGAGGACTCAAAAATGAGCTCCTCACGCAATTGGCGAAGCAAACGCAAGCGCTGATGCCAACGGTTGGCAGCGCGGTGATACTTACGATGGCTGACGGCACCTAGTGCGACATCGCGAAAGCGGTGCTGAGCGACCTCACCCAATTCGGGCTCGTCATCAACACTCGCATTGCGGAAACTCACCTTGACCTCGTCAGCATGAAGCTGTGTCGCCGCTTGGCGAAAGATGGTAAAGCGGGGCAACACCGAATCCAACATGCGCCAGAAAAACCCGCGTTGCTGCGACAACATCTGCGGCTTGGAAGGCGCCACGATTGGGTTGCTTGGTTCAGGCTCATCGTCGTAATCAGAGTCAGCAGGGCGGTAAGCCACCTGCGGCTCGTCGACGAACCCGACACGAATCCCAGAATCGTGCGCAACATCAGGCACACAATCGTCGTCAGCTGCAAACTGCAGCTGCTTAGGCTCAGCTCGCCCAGAAGCGGCAGCCCACGAAATGGGGCGCAGCTCGGGGGCCGGCACAGCCACAGGAATGGCGGCAGCCACCGCAGTGGGCGGACTCGAAGGACGAGGTCGTACGGGGCGGAGCTGGTTGAGGGGACCCTCAATGGGATCAGCCCTAACCGTGCTCGCCAACTCTTCGACCAAATCGTCCCAAGTCAACGCACCAACAGCGATGGTGGGGCACCGGAACTCATACTGATCAACGTACTCAACGCAACGTGCCATGGCGACTCGCTCGTCCAGGTTTAAACCCCCGTTCAAGAGACGAAACTCGCACACGGCTCTGCTGATCGGCTCAGGCCGGAGGCGAGAGCACAATGCAACAAAAGCGTCGAACCGAAGTTCAAAGCTAGAGCCACCGATGACCGCAGCCGCACACTCGGCATCAGTCTTCCCAGCGTGGGCCGCTCCATTGCCGAGCAAGCCCACACCCGCTGCTCCACCAACAGCGGGGGCATTATGAACCCCCTCCCCCTGGACACTGGGAGAAGGAGCCTGCTCAAAATGCTGAGCATTGTCCGAAGGAAGCCGGTCAAGGCCCTCAGCGGACGGTGCAATGTTAGGACCCGGGCCGCCTGTCAAGGCGGTAGCGGGATTAAAAGCATCCAACCTCCTGGTGGTACTGAAGTCGAATGTAGGAGCCCTCTTGGGCTGGAAGAAGTACGTATATGCGAAGCTCATTAGAAATCTGGCCCTGTCGGCACGTCGTACACCTGGTTCCAATAATATGATAACAAATTCAAACTATCTTCACTGGCGTAGACGGCGTCAAGGTCCGCTAACGGGATTCCGGAGTGTACCTCCTCGCTGGGGGGAAATGCCGCTCCCTTGCCATCGGGTTTGGCCGAACGCTGAG